ATTAAGTTACATGTTGGACGTAATAAGACCGCTTCCGGTAAGCCAATAAAATGGTTTGTTGTTAGAGATGGCCGTCCACAAGCTTGTGAAGATAACGAGCTTCCACGTGACTTGATGAGAATACGTCCTTCAGATGTTTACCAGGCAATGCAATCTCTTCATTTAGAAGGGAGGCCTGCCACGCCAAACGAGTTCAACATGTCCCCCAGTTATTCAGCCAATAGCCCATCACATCACGGAGAAGAATCAATTTATGGATTGGACTCCAACCCGTCCAACGCAGTTTCTAGAGACTCATTGCCGAGTGCCATTGATTTGGAAATCGGAGCCACCAACAACAACGATGATGGAAACAATGAGATTCGAGACTGCATTCCGGGCTGTAGAGACATTACACTCATCCTTAATGAACAAATCTCCAGCCAACAAACGCAAACTGGCTTTCGACATGAGAGAGGGACCAGTAACCCTGGATGCTCTCCCGTCGAAAAGAAGAAGACTGCAGTAGGTGTGTCTATAGAGACACAAACTGAGGAAGAAGAAAGACCAACCCTTCTTCAGAAAGCACCTCAAGTAGACTTAAACCCACGATTGAATGTTGACCAAGTAACCAATATTGATAAGGCCCAAAACATGTTGAATGACATTGTGGTAGATTCTGTCGTAGCTAATCGCAAAAGACAGATAGCCACATATGTTAAGAAATGTAGTTCGCGTATGACTAATGCTGATATGGAATTGTACATCATGGAAATATCCACTGAAGTAGTCTTTGAAGACATATCCATGTCATCGTTACGACAAATACGTGAACTAATTCGTAGAAGAGCAAAACGCGATGATTACACCATCGATGTTTGCGATTTGTTATACATGGTTGACGGTATTATTGGCCAACAAAAGCATGCTTTACAACAAGCATTATGTTGGGCGCAAACATCTAATTTTGCCCACATTAATCAAGTGCGTGACTTGTCTACTGGTGTGTTACAACCTGCTCGTCTTGGTTTAATATCACGCGTTATGGCACCTGTGATTTCCTTCATAAACAACATATCATCATTTTTCTATAAAACATCAAGCATTGTCTTGGGTGGTGATAATAAGGCTTTAAAATAGAGCGGTACGCTGCTGCTTGTCAGCGTACTTTGCCCTTTGCTCAAAATACAAGTATTGAGCGTGGGTTTCTTAAACTTAATAAACATTTCACACAATTACTCAAATACCCTACTTATTGTAGTACCCATCCTGCTAAGATAGTTAGGCTTGTTTTGCCTGGAGCTATGTGTATACAAACATGCCGACAATGTGACTGCAACGAACTGCGAGCACTTGTCGACAGACATGGTAACACTAATGAAGCCAGACTTGACGACCCTAACGAACTTGGCATGGTTGCTAGTTGTTTTAATAATTTTATAAAATTTAAACCCCCCCATATGCTTATCCCCGATAGTATTAGTAAGGTAATTAGCAGCAAACCAATTAGGAAACGTAAAACTTACCTTAATGCTGCTAAAAGCCTCACCGTTAGTCCTCTGAGCGATCGTGATTCTGTTGTCAAGATGTTCATTAAAAATGAACGAATGGACAACTCTAAAGCGATCAAACCCCCTAGGGCCAT